CTCACCATTACCAAGAGGAGGTTTCCCGTTATCACCAGGATTGCCACTACGAGTACTTGGATCAATCTTTGGGCTCTTCCACATACCTGTGGGTGTCATGGGCTTGGAAACAGGATCCTTAGCTACGGTAACTTCTGGTTTCAAGCTTGCAGCAGAATCATTTTGCCCATCAGAAAACAAAATCCGCATAACGTCATCAATGCTATGCTGGTTACCAGTCTGATTATCAATAACATATTGACCGTCGGGTGACAATGAAAACCGACCATTTTGATCATCTATAGCAGGCTTTTCTTGTCTTTCCCCTATTGCTGTACGAGTATAATACGCACCATCCTTTGCCTTTTGTTGCAATTTCCCACCGGGGTCGGCATTCATAAACTCTTTACCAACCGATTGGGGAATGCCAAGTGTAGAATTACCACCAGCCGCAGCACCCATTGCACCACGTTGCGCTTCACTGACAGGAGGATCCGTTGCCATACCATTCGGATCAGCGTAATGATGCTCTGTTACCGTCTTTACTTTCAACAGTGGCGGTTGCTCATCATTAGCTTGATCACCCACTTCATCGTGCTCCTCTTCCTCACCCTCTTCATTGATCCAGGACAACAGTCCTCGAGCAAAGTTTCTCATTTGGCTTAAGAACTCGGGGCTGGTCTGATCGAACGCCATAGCAAGAGTCCCATAGAGCTCGGTTTCTAGTGGGATGAACGGGTCCTAAGCAGCTTGGTATGCGTAGGACCCTTTACCGCATGTGTACCGCCTAAAAGCCGTCTACTAGACGAGCTCCTTTTCCTCTTCCCTATCGGGCTCCGGTGGATGAGGATTAGGGACGATAGGTGCGGTACCAGGAGGTGGAGGAGGTGGTGGTGCTTCTTGTGGGTGAGGATCCGACACTTGACTTCCTCCTGTTCAACAATTACGTGCGGCGATGGTGCTGGGGTTGATTATTGTCCCGTCTTGGAGACGGTGGACCCGAACGGTGGTCATCATCTTCCTCTTTTTCTTCTTTTTCTGCGCCTCGTGAGGAACGAGTTGAACCATCCGCCGCCGGAATTTCGATTTCATTACTCGGCGGAGCTTCGGTCGTCCCATATTCGTTGGTCGCCGTCACTACACAAGTAATAACATGACCGGCATCGGAATCGGCAACCGCATAGGTGTTGGGCTCAATACCACCATCTACGTCTGCACCATCACGCTTCCACTGGAATACATAGCTATGAGGCTCTGCATCCATGTGGTTCCAGTTACCCATGGTGCAGGTCAGACTCTGACCAACCATAGGTGCTCCCTCAACAAAGGGAACATCTTTGTTGTACGGAGGCATGACCAACCATGCCGTATGCATCTCGTCAAGCATCGGACGATACTTGTTAAACATCGACCACATAATGTCTATGTCCATTTTTGTACTCCTTGCAAGGTGTTAGAGCTACGGCCACCAACCAGTTTCGAGATGAACTTTTGCACTCAACGTACCCCTGACATTTGGCCGTACATCCACCCAAGGGGCACCACATTGTTGGCATCTGCAGTACGCTGCAATGTCACCAGGTCCAACAAGTTTCTCACCGGGTGTATAGTTACCAAATCCAGCGGACAGTGCAGTCTTTTCTCGCCAATCCGCAATTGGTCCCACTATCTCACAAATTCGATGCCCGTTTTCGCAGGTCACCAAAGTACCAATAGGTGGATTATCTTCCGGCAAGTATTCGCTCCTGAAGATTCTCTTTGTCAAACCAATCCGGTCGATTTAGACTTGGCTTAACGAAGGGTTTCTTACGTGTATCCACCCAATTTTGATAAGCACCAGGTACGCTGCCCGATTTTCTACTTTTTCGGCGGACATAGTTAACTAACGTCTTTTCCTCACGCAGCCTGGTAATTCGAGTTCGTATACTCCCATACTCTCGATCAAATGCTTTCATCAATGCAATAATGACTTTCTTTTGTGTCAACCCTTGTTCCATCCCATCATTTATCGCCTTGATTAGAATTTCGTCTTGTTCTGCTGTCCAAATCGATTGAATCCCCTTATGCATCTTCTTCCTCTGTGGTTTCGGGTTCTTCCACGTCATCCCAATCTAGCTCATCAGGGTCAAAACCCATGATGTCTATCCAGTCTTGACTAACTGGAGCATCCTCATCAACCTCTTCCTCCCGCTCCTCGTCAGTTGGCAAATCAGCATGATTGCCATATTCACCATAGGAAGGTTGAGGAAGTGGTGCCATTATCTCCAGCCTGAGAACACGATCGGATTAATATACGATCGCAAGGCGACATCTGGTGTATTGCCTAGCTTTTTCGATACTGCCAATGCAACCTGTTGGCAGGCCTTCTTAAAAGCTGCATCATCACCGGGTGGGGGTGCACGCATCTTTGATATTACTTCGTTTGCAGTCTTGTTAGCAAACAACGTCCTAAAATCCTTAGGCTTGCCTAAACCCTTTGTAATATGTTTTGTGTAATCCCGCAAGGATTGATCATTGATCTTCGTGAACAACTTACCCTGATTTTCCCCTGCCATCTTGCGCAGAGAGGCGGCAAGTTCGGGATCTTCAACTGGTAAGTTTAACGAGACACCCTTCTTACCTGTAAATCTCAAAAATGTCTTATCCCCCTCAGTCTTGACAAACTTACCTTGTAATGTAGTCGCACCATAAGCCTGCTTTTCAGCCCCTGTATCTCGTTCACTACCCGGCCTTAGGCCCATCTGCATGATTATACCAAGACATGTAGCATGTTCACGAGTTCGACCATCCCAGGCAGTCAAATTCTTATCATTTCCTTCCTTGTACTCCGGCATATGTGGGGTTAACTTTAATTCAAGCTCAAACTTTTTTGCATCCTGAGAATCTCTGTACTCCTGATGGAATAGTGGTTGAATACGACCCTTAGAGTCTTTACCACCCGCTAGTTGACCCCTAGCGTTAGGATCCATATTGATTCTAACATCGGTCCAGGCTGGTGGGATCTTAAAGTCTTTGGCATGTTCTGGCCAATCTTCTTTATTGGCCGGGGCAGGAGTTAGACTGTAATACCCAACGGTTGATTCTTTCTTAGGTTTGGCAGTGGTTGTTTTTGCTTTCTTTGCAGCAGGCTTTGCAGTCTGCGCCTTAGCTGCAGGCTTTGCTGGTGCGGCGGGAGCTGTAGCTGCCGATGCACCAGAACCTTTACTTACAAACTGACCACCTTTACCACCACTAGTACCTTCAGGTGCATGTGGATGGTCTTTAGGATCAAAGCCAGCGTCTGCCGCTACCTTAGCATTCAATAGATCAACTAATTTCTGATTATTATCATTACTATTGTCACCAGGAGCGCCTCCGCCCGGGGCCGGGGGGCGGCTCGGTTGTTTCGGAGGCGCTGCACCAGGTGGCCCAGAAGCAGGTGATGGTGGACCCCCACCCGGTGGTCCACCTGGCCCTCCTGGTTGTGATGCAGCACCTGGTGGTTGTGGGACACCAGGTACACCAGGAGGCTGTGGTGGTGCTGGAAGTTCTTTTGTTAGATCTACACCATCAAATGGACTATCCGGATCCTGAGCAAGAGAATCTCGCACCTCTTGTGGATCTACAGCACCCATTCCATAGTAGGTTTCTCTAGTGGTCGCCTTTACTTGCTCTCTCTGAACAATCTCTTCAGGCTTCTCTTGTCTTAGTGGCTTAAAGTCAAACGTAATATCATCGTCCACTTCATCAAACTCGCTTAACTGAATAAGGTCAATAATCTTGGTCAGATTGGGCCGGTACAATACTTCCTGAAATGCCGCAATCCAGTCTTCAAAAGAAACCAGTTCACCCTCGCTACTTGCATTCAATCCAGCAGGCTGAATGCCCAACAACTTAACCAGTGGAATACGGGCAATCGCCGCCATATGTTCTTGAGATTGTGCTTGTAAGGAATCCAGTCCACCCAATGGGGCACTAACATTACTGAAATCTTCAGCATCCTTATCAATAACCATTGCACCTTGGTTATTCTTGATATTGTTAAACAACGCAACCCGAGCGAAAAGTGCATCCCCACCCACCGCTGTGGTGGCGTCCATATTGGTTTTCAATACACTATGTGAAAAGTTCTGAATCAGATCACTGACACTCTGTCTTGTCCTTAACCAATTGTCGACATAGGGCTTGAGCATTTGAGACATGCTTAACCCGCCAAAAGCATAGGCGGGTTTCAAGATGTCCGGCATTTCTCGACCAACAAATGTCAGCAACCTTGAGCGATGTACCTCGCGTGACATTACAAACCAAGTGATTGGGTTATACCAATCAGGGCTCAGTGGATCAACCGAGTCATACCGGGTAGGATAACACCAAGTGGGCTCTACCGGCAAGACTCTAATCAGCTTTTGCGCTTTACCACTTTTTGACGAACCAACCTTCTGTTTACTCAACAGATTGCGACCATCACCCAAATCCAGCCTTAACTCTTCGTCATCGTGAGTTTTGCCGGTGTCTAGGTATAAATGACCGCGACCAAAGAAACCATCAGCCTCTGTTGCTTTTTGAAATGCCTTTCTAATCCTAAGGTTGTCCATCTTGTCATTGATTTTCTTGATCTTGTCTGACTTGCTTTCATCACCACTGGCGGCCTTTAACTCAATCCACTCACGAGTCATTTCAGAAGCAATAACTTCTGTAACCACCCGGTACTCTGGGCGTTGTGATAGACTAGCCAGGTAGGCATAGCCCATAAACACAACGCCTTCAGCATAAGCTGTGGCAATAAAATCTCTGGACGCCCAACCAAAGGTTCCAGATATTGTTTCATCCATCGCCAGTGTTGGAATATCGCGCTCTTTTAGCGCGTTCTCAACTGCTGGCGGGAAGCTCGGTACTTCAAATGGACTACGAGTTGCTACTGAAGGCCGCCTAATCATGGCTGACTTAGCCAGAACCTCAGACGGTATTATCTTTACCGGGTTCTTTGTTTCCGATACTTGCTTGAGATCGGTAACTTCAGCCAACTAGAGATGTCCTCCGAAGATCAAGACTAGTAGAACAATTATCAATAACAAAACCCCAAATGATGGGTAATAACCATAGTTGTAAGGTGCCATATGCCCCCAATTAGGCAACCCACCTACAAGCAGTAGGATTAGTATAACTAGAAGAATAATGCCAAGCATTATCTAATGCCAGGCATAAAGATAAACAACCCCAGCAACAACACAGCCACAAACGCAAAGAAGACGTTTGACGTGGCGAATGGTTGTAATGGTGGAAAGGGTAGGATTGTGAGGAGCCACAGGAACATCACGACGACGAACAGGATTTCGATGATCATCTTGCCCTCCACGTGAGTCATCGGACGCGCCTAGCACAGATGTAACCCTGAACATTCGAAGTACCGCCACCACCAAAAGCCGTCTCTCCTACCAGATAAACGGTAAGAGATACCGCAGTGTTAGCACGGCATTGTCCAGTCATCAATACCTGCCGCGCCCCGGATGTCAGCGCCGTTGTATAAAACAACGTCATAATGCCGACGCCCACGTACAGATCGTTGTCAGTCGGCAGCGAGTTATCATTCAAACTAATACTGCCACAAATCATATTTGGACTTTTATTGGAGGGAGGTCGAAAGTCAACACAACCCCACATTTCCCAGCAGCCAGGACTCAAAGTGATTTGTGTAATCGTTGCGGGCACATCCGAAGTAACTGCAATACCAACTGCGTTAGCCGATACTACGTATTCACCAATCTCACCAGGTTGTGCATCAGATCCGTCAGTTACACCCACAAGTCTTGAAGTATTCGGGACAAGTAATAGATTATCAGAACCTAGCTCGGCTAGATTCCCATTATCAACACTGACAACAGTAGGACCACTAGGGCCAGTAGGGCCAATAGGACCAGTATTTCCAGTAGGTCCTGGTTCACCTTGTGGTCCAGTTTCTCCTGGTTCACCTTGTGGTCCAGTTTCTCCTGGTTCACCCTGCGGACCTTGCGGACCCGGTGGTCCCTCAACTACAACTGTATAGGCTTGCTCAAATGCCAGTTTCGCTTCCCAGTACATAGTTTGTGCTGGGTCTGGGTAAGCAACAAAGTAATCACCAATTTCAGGGTCACCTGCGGTAAAGAATGCTTCGGTGACCTCAATTGTATGTTCGACTCCATTATCATTTACAACAACAATAGATGGTGATCCATGGGTAAAACTGACAATCGGTGCGGCCTCTATCAGTCGATGAGTCTGGTAGAACATTGTTAGACCCAAATCGGGTCTGGGATCCGGTGAGGGAATATAGATATCAGACATCTATAGTGTACCCGCCAGTGCCAAAGCGTCGTCCTTAGCGTGTTGTGAATGATTAGAAGGATATTGAGTTACTTGCACCGCAAATCCTTCCGCCAACAATGCCTTTTGATATTCGGTCACCTCTGTCATCGCACGAAAACTTGTACCGCCACCATCAACAGTAGTGGTTGAATTATCAGTCTTTTTCATCGCAACAGAAAGGGCAAAAGTATGAACACCATCATGACTAATGGCCGTAGCATATTTCCCGCCAACCTTGAGGGTTTCTACTTCGTGTCCACTACTATCGGTACGGCTGCTTCCGATTTCTCGATCTTTGCCTTCCATTCTAACAATTCCCGAATTGCGGCTTCCATTTCATCAGGAGTCATTCGGCCATGATGACGTGGTTCCGGAGGTTGTTGTCTTGACTCTGCCATTACCACCGAGGTCCGTGCATATTGGAAGTTAGATTAACCAAATCTACTGGTCTACGAGCAACCAGTGTCTCAGACATTGCCAGTACCTTGGGATCGACATTCAAGGTCTGACGCTTGCTGAGCATAATGTGCATCACACCTGCGACCACATTTGCGAGATCGTCGTGTGTCCCCGGAGAGTGATCAATTGTTTCATGACCTCCACGTGAGATTCGCCGGTCGAGTCCGAGCAACTGGTTATATAGGCGACTGTTATCAAGTAACTCACACCGTCCGGCGTTGACGATCGGTAGAAATGCAACGTAAATGTCGGATTTACTTGCCTTAGAGACATTATATTCAACACCCTTTATTCTAAATCTTTCCCTGGGCCACTCACCAGCATAGTGGTCACCAACTACCCTAAAGACCCGATAAGTATGTAATACTGAAACAAACTCTTCAACCACCGCTTCCGGTGAGAATTGTGGTCTACGCTCTCTCAATACATCAAGTACACCACGTTTGGTCTGCGGATCAATATGGCCAATTGCCAGGGTCATACTATCACTGGAACCACCACTAGGATCTACAAATCCGTAATAACGCATCCCCATCTCATAAGGCAATTCATGTAATCCGCGAGTTGTTACACTATCAATTGCCTCTTTCGTAATAAACGCATCAACATCAGATCTAAATTCGGCACCATATTCAGCTGCCGCACTATAGGGGTCTTCTTCGTACTTTTCATCAATAAATGATTGTGGTACCGTAGGGTTCATCACCCTTGTGGGTGCGCGCCAAATTAGCGGCCCATCATCTTTACCAAAGTACCTTTCAAAGTTATTCCACAATACACCACGGCGAGCGTATGGGGATGAAGCGCCCAACAATAGTGCATTTGGGATGGTGGCCATTGCCGGCTCAAGAGCGGCAATAATTTCAGTATCCGGATTTGCTGAAGATTCGTCACTATGCCAAAAAGCAATCTCATCACACAATGCCGCAATAATGGTTCTTGACCGGACTGCTCTATAACTAGCTGTACCCACTTCAACTAAGATATTACCATGAAATAGAACAGATTCGGCGTTCTCTGTCTTGACTCTGGTCTTCAATTTCGGATGATCTAGAAAGGCTTTAACATAACCCATGATTACTCGAGCTTGTCGACGGTCTGCTGCCAATACAAGTAGTACACCCAGTTCCCCGGGGTCCAGATAATGAGACCAATCATAACAACAACCCAAATACACAGAAATAGCAGCAAGTATACGAGACTTCCCGCCGCGACGACCGACCGGCATCCAGACCCGTGACGACTTTTTCGTAGGCTGATCAACAAGATCAGTGCAGTCTCTAAAGATCTGGTATTCTTCATTTTCTTCAAATGGAATGGCGAATACAGTACCAACAAAAGAACGCCAGGAAGTCCAATTACTACCATACCAATCAGGTACGATTTCAGCAATGAAATCATGTGGCCTACCCGCATAGGAGTAGGCCCATTTCAAGTCTACATCAGGTTCCTTAATCAACTGTAACTTTGGAATTACCCTGTCTTTCAAACTAACATAGGTATCCAGCGCCAAATCTTCCAGACGGCGCCGTTCATGTGGTAATGTTTGATGTCTAGTCTTGGTAGGCATCAGCTACCGTACTGCACTGTAATTACCCAGACACCGGGTTGTGTCTGGGTGTAAGTGTAACCGGTCACACAGCGTTGACCATTTACGCCACAACCAGTGCAGCCGGCAAGGACAAAGCCCATACCAACCACTAGAGAGAGAATGATCAACTTCATGTTAGTTACCTCTTGAAAACTTTAACCTACGCTGTGCCCCCGCACCTTGTACTTCGTACTCTTCTTCCCCAAGCGTGATCATATTAGCGATAAACATTTCAAGTTCATCAACAGACATTTTCCTGACTGTCTCTTCAAATTCTTCCTTTGTGCGGGGGAGGTTAATTGTGATTTCCCGCCGCTCAATACCAACCTGAGTATCTCTTGCCAATAATGTTAGGGCGTGAGTCTTATCAATCGTCATTACTTCGATTTTGTTATCACCAACCCTTACACCCTTAAAGATCTTTTTGGCTGATTCCGAAAGGTACCTTGTATCACAAACATACATCATCGGTTCGCCAATACCATGGCATTGTGGGCAATCCGAGTTGATTTCACGGTTGCGACTATACCCACTACCACCCTTGATATCGACTTGGTGATGATTCTTACCAGCCACCCATGCAGCGGTAGCATGTTTGAAGATCAAGGGCCCGAATTCGTTAGTAATACAGGAAGAGGGCCAATTGTTTTCACCGTAAGACTGCGCCTGCTCAACATAGTACATTTCAGGGTCGGTGTACTGAAAGCGATTGCCTTCACCCCAACAATGCCTGCAGGGCACCCGCCAAACACCGGTAATCTCGGTGGGATCGCCTTCGTAAATATGTTTTAATTCACGACGAACATCAGCTGCAGTAACCGATGCCATCTCTGTAATAGTCTCAAGTCGTTCACGGATAGCACAACGAACACTAATCTCTTTCATTGCACTATCGTAATTCAAGAATCCCGACCGAGTGGCAGCCTGCTGCGGATCCTGACTGACAATCAATTCATCAACAAACTTGCGCTGGTGTGCGGGTAATCTACCATAGAACCACAACGTCTGAGGGGAAGGCGGTAAATCATCAAAACGCATACGAGAATAAGCAGTACTGTTACCGTATTTCACCTTCCTATCTGTCTTTGGTTGGTTGGGAGGGATTTTCGTCACTACTCAAGCTCCACAATTTCTAAATCCGCACCTGCTTCGAATTCTACTATAATGTCTCGATTGAACAAACTCATCAATAACCGGATTCTATCGTTTGAATTCATTGAAATAACAGTACCTATTTGATCAAAAAACGGGCTATCTTTAGTTTTTACTCTGACTATCGTATCAACCGGTAAGACATTCCCACCAAACTTTGCTTGAATCTCATAAATTGTCTCGATATAGGTGGTAGCCACCCATAAAGGTCTTGGATCTAACTTGTTTCCTGTTAAAAGCCGAATGACCCCGTATGTATTTCCGGGGATTCCCCACTGCGTCTTATCTTCAAGATAGACAAAACCGTAACAGGGAAATAACGGAGCGTCCTTAGGACCTCGTGCTCGGATAGATGGAAGTACGGGTTTGGTGTAGAACGGGCAAAACGCGTCTAGACCCTGTCGAGTCAGGTTCTCGACAGCTTTACGTTCCTGAGCACCATAAGTTTGAAAGCAAGCCCATGCCATCTGCTCTCCATTCCCCACTCCCGCAAGCACAGAGAGCTACCGCAGCCCTATGATTAGAGCGTTGGTAGTTAAACATGTTATTAGTTTCTTGGATGAGCGTTGGTAGTATGCTATTCAAAGCTAACGATTGCAAGCAAAAAATTTGGTAGTACACAAACTTTACAAAAAAAGCCCCGCCTAAACGGGGCCTTTTCTTGCGCTACGCTGCTAATGCCGATTGCAATACCCCCGAGCTGAAAAAGCGGGCGCAAAGCCCGCTTTTCCCAGCGCTCGAAAACCTACTTGACCGAGGCCTTGACAACGAAGACCACTGGCCCGTAAAGCTCGGGTTCGTAGCGGAATTCGGCGTTCGGTGACTGGCGCAGCAACTCCCGCTTCCAGAGGTTACTCATGTGGTGGTTACGGGGCAGATCGTGCAATCGGCCCTCCTCGTTGGCGTAGGCGGTGCAGCGCACCCGCTTGCCATCGAGCTCGATGCTGGTCAGGTGCGGCACGGTTTCGATGTACCCACCAACCGCCTTTTGCAGCACTTTGAGGCTGGGCGTCTTGCCGTGGCAATCCCTGGCCGCGGTGGCCAGGGTATCGTACGGTTTAACGGTGATTGTGATATACGGCATTTTCCACTCCTTTCTAGATCACACCCTCACGACGCCACTTGAGGATATGAGTGAGCTCGAAACCCTTCGAGCGCATGATGTCGAGCGGCGCCTTGTCCTGAGCGCGCGCAGCCTGCCACTCTTCCACGGTGAAATTCTTGCACATGAACGTGATCCACCGGGGCTTGCTGGAGGTCGAGGCGTACTTGAAGCGGGCGATAAAAAGGCGTTCCGGCCCGTAGGTCAGATACCCACCCCAGTAGCTAAATTGATCTCTCACGAACTTGGTCATATCGGTCTCCATTCTGACTCCATACATATAAGCATTTTGCGGCACATTGCAAGTCCCCGTGTCGGATTTTTTAGATCATTTTGTGCTTGCAATTCGTTGCAAAGCGCTTATATATGATGATAGTAACCAGACGCCGGGTGATCCGGCAGCACAGGATCGGGAAATGGAAATCACATCAAATCAGATCAAAGCACTTACCGACCTCTGCTCCTTCCTCGTCTGGTTGAGAGACACCAAACCGAGGGACATGTGGGGTGCCGTAAAGATAGAACGGGCAGTGCAGGCCCTATCCGAAATCTCAGGGCTGACAGTCGACCAGATCGAACGTGTCGCTCGTGCGGGGGTGCATAATGGCTGATCAAATCATCCGAATGAAGGGGGAAAGTCACATCATTGAGATTGTTGACGTTGGTGTAGGCCAACGTGGTGTTACTTCAGTCTATGTCACTATGCTTGACAAAGCGACTGGAGTGACACAGTCTGTCATAAAGGTTCCTATAGCTGAGCTAATAGAGACAGCTCACCTAATCATCAAACAATATGGAAACTGAGAGATGGTAAAACTCTATCACGGCACTAACGGTGCCTGGCTTAACAACATTCTAAAGATAGGAATACACCCAAGGGGTGCGAAAGGAGTCAACAACTGGAAGCATACGGTCAACAGCAACCCAAAGTGTGTGTACCTGACGAACAGCTACGCCCCATATTTCGCGTTCAACGCTTCCAAAGGCAAAGAGCCTCTCTGCGCCGTTATTGAAATCGACACCGACAAGCTATTCCCACTTAACCTCTACCCCGATGAGGACTTTCTAGAACAGGGAAGCCGAAAGATCGATAACCCGGTACCCGGCTCGATGAAAGAACGGACTATACACTACCGGAAGCAGCAATTCACTTTCAACTGGCCTACCCAGAATAAGGACGGTACAGACACCACATGGTGGGAGGCATCTCTACAACATCTAGGTACCTGCGCCCATAGGGGCACAATCCCACCATCCGCAATTACTAGAGCGGTGTTGTGGCCGCATCATCCAAACATAAAACTTATGTACGTCTGGGATCCCACAATCGTGATCATAAACCAGATGGTCATGGGTCATCAATATCATATCTTGACCCGCAAACTGTTTGATGGTGAGTTTACACCCGTCGAAGAGATCAATCGACTGATGCAGGAAAATCCGCAACTTCGCTGGGAAGATCCACTACTCCCAACAATCGAAGGGTGGGAAATCATCAAATGTACCTGATGGACAACATAGTGGAGATGGCTGGTCTTGCCAAGACAAGACCATTCAATCCCATCATTGCCATCTTTGGTGCTATGGAAGATAAACTAAAGGGGGCACCGAGATTTCTGCTTGATACCAATGCCATTCACACCGCGACCGAACTAACCTTTGGCCGCCCCAAAGTCCTGTTGGAGGCAATGGCTCATTGTCACATACCTTATACAAAGATGTGGGTGGAATGGGAAGAAAGCGGTCGTGAGAACCTACGTCGTAGGTTCCCAGATGCCGTGATTAACGAACCCGGCAGACCCATACCAGTACGTGTTGGGTTTTTCCTTGAATGTGAAAAAGGTGGTCGAAAGGGACAAGTGACCTGGGCATGGGAAAGCCCAATAATGGACGGGTTACAAATCTCAAAGGATCTAAACCCGGCCAACATTGCCCCAATTTCAGCTTACTTTAACCTAGACCAACGAATCAAACAACCGATCGAAAACACGTTAGGATTGTCAATAGCTAACCTAGCCAGGCTATGGACGGACAACCCAATCCAAAAGGAAGCTCTATTCCAGATTTGGGAAACAGCGGAGCATTCACCTAATAGATGGGGTGAGATGTTTCTCAACAGAAATCCACATCAAAGAGAAGCAGCCTACGCCGATGTTTATGGTGAATACATTACGGTCTGGGCGATCATGATGCTACTAACTGCCAGTCGACCCATCGTTCACTATACACCAGTAGATCAATCCAAGCTGAACAAAGCCCGCGTCAAGCGGCATGAAGTCCCCAGACTAGACCATACCCGGGTAACCATTCATCTTAACGCTGCCGAGCGCGCGCAGCAAATCCGTACACCATTAGGGTTCACCCGCAAGTCACCGCGAATCCACATGGTCAGCAGGTACTTGGCTAGACGAGGAAACAAGCACTGGATTGTCGAGCCGTATATGCGGGGCCAAGGCGAAACAATTAGCAGACACATCAAAGTAAGACAATGAACGTACCCGAAGACCACAATGACCAGGGAACGGAACAAATGCAAACACCTGAAGAGCAACTCGCCACCCTACGACTAAGCTTGCGCAGGGTGGCCGAATGCGCCAATCAGCTAGGTGCCGAGATCAGCATTCCCGACTTGAACATCCCGCCGAAGGTTGAGAGAGGCTGGAACCGCCTATGTGCTGACCTCATGGCTTGGATGGAAGAAGACGACTGGCTGATCGATGAGAACGTACGTAAGCCTAGTGGTCGTATTGGTGATCCACAATGACCAGAGAACGAATCCACTTTAGGCTGATCCAGACACCGTGCTGCGGCCAGCTACTCTGTTGGGTCAACCCACGTTTGCCGACATACTGCCCGGAATGTGGCACCAATATTTTCCGCTCCCTAAAGTTTGATGGGACTCCAATCCTCATCTCTGATGAGAATGGATGGCTAGAAATTTCCGGTGAGGCAAAATTAAAGCTTGCATTGTAGCGCAAAGCGCTTATATATAAGCTGTCAGAACGGAGACGAAAATGACCACGTACAGACTCGCCCAAATTAGCGCCTCCTGCTGGAACATCACGGAGGGCCGTAAAAAGGTCGGTTTCGTGAACAACTGCCCCAAGGGCTTTGTAGCCCGAATCGGGCAGCATTGCGAGATCGGTGCCACCGCCAAGGAGGCGTTCGATATGGTCGCCTGCAAGGCACTGGGCTTTACGTCACCGGGTGCACTGGTCCAATACAACTCGGCGGTGCGCGCGCGGAACGCCGAAGCACGTTCGGTTGCCCACCATGCAGTCGAGCAGGCGTTGTACCACAAGAATTTCGATGCCATCTTTGATCTGATCACGGGAATCAAATGATGACCGAACCTACATTCCACCTCTGGTGGCGGGAGTTCAATAAGGCTCTCAAATTCCTAGGTACACACGAAGCAGATCAAGGCGATGCTCGATACTGGTACGATGCGCAACTATCGCCCGAGACCGCAGCTCGACTCCTCACGAAGGAACGAGCTATGGAAGTGGTTAAACAGATGAAACGTGGGGACTATACAGGATTTGTAAAGTTTATCACGGAGTTACACAGAGTTGGCTAGGTCCCAGCCAAATCTCCTTCTGACGACCTGCTCCGGGCAGGGTGGGACCACCCGGTAACCGCAACCTCTTGGAGGTGCGGGGGAGACGGCGGCTTATAGGGTCGCCGTTTCCTTTGACTTTGTGCTTGCAAATCGCCGCAAAAGCGCTTATATGTATGGATGTCAGAACGGAGAGCCAAAATGACCACACTTATTCTGAACCCGAAAACCGAAGCCGAGGCCCTGGAACGGATGAAGACGTTGCCTTGGGCTTACCATTCCGAGGAGGAGGGGATGGCGTTGATCACGCAGTGGCAACAGGGGCAGCGGCAAGCTGTCCTTGAGGAACTGCGGGCCGAAATCGCCACGCATATCCAATGCAGCAACTACGCCAAGGCGGGCTACATCAAAAAGGTAGCTGATGTACTGCGGAAGGCGACGTCATGCTAGTCATCGCTGGAGGCATCCTACTGGCCTTCTTTATCATGGCCGTGCTGCGCAATCTGGGCCGCATCTTTATCGTGTTCGGCCTCCTCGCCCTAATCGGATATCTGGTGGGCCCATGATCCCTTTGATAAAGATCGGATTTACCGGCACTCAACTAGGCATGTCGCTGTCGCAGCACGATGCCCTCCGTGGCTTCCTGCTAGGTGCCACCCTTGGTTATGACAACGCGGAGTTTCATCACGGTGACTGCATCGGGGCTGATGCCCAAGCACACGACATTGCCTTCAGTCTTAGCCTTTCCCTAGTCCTTCATCCACCGGAAGATCCCAAAAAGAGAGCCTGGAAAGAGTCCCCAAATAGTCCCATTCGAATCTTCCCAGCTCTGGATTACCGTGATCGAAACCGGATGATAGTGTCCGAGACAGACTTACTAGTGGCAGCACCCAAAATGTTCAAAGAAGAACAACGTTCCGGTACCTGGATGACTATCCGGATGGCCCGAATTGCTAAGAAACCAGTGTTTATCATCTGGCCTGATGGAACATTCGCATCATGAAAGGAGTGCTTGTGACAAAGAAAACTTACATCGTATCTTGGGAGGTCGAGTTAACAGCAGCAGGACCTATCTCCGCTGCACTAGCTGCCCAAGAGATTCAACGTGATCCGAAGAATAGCGCCACTGTGTTCGAGGTATCATCAGAAGACGGAGTGACAAAAGTCGATACCAGCACACTGCCCAAAGGCCGGTTTCGTGACAGCGCCTGCTGGAAGTGCAAGGACGGGGCAAACCCGTGCGTTGAAAAAGACCCTACCCGATGCTCTTACCCACATCCAAGGAATGATTGATCATGCAAAAAATCATATAACCCGCTCTAAAACGCAGGAAAAAGTGCCCCGAAAGTCCGGGGGCATTTTTTTGTCTTTTTGATACCTTTTTTCGCTCAGGGTATTGCAATGAGCTGCAAAGCGCTTATATGTATAGAGTCAGAATGGAGACCGAAATGTCAAATCTCAGCTCAACCGTCAAAAACCTGCAGTCCCTCCCGGCCAGCGACCAGTGGGTTTCCCGCTTCGCGCTAACCAGCACCAGCGGCCGGACCTACACGATCGCGCAGCGTCGTGGCTCGGACAACTGGCAGTGCTCTTGCCCGGGTCACATCTACCAGAAGGGCCCCGCGCACCAGAAAAAGCCCTGCAAGCACCTCCGCGCTATGGGCGTCGCAGCCTAACCCCTCAAACACAAGCCCCGCCTTCGGGCGGGGCTTTTTCTCGATCGGAGACTGTCGTGTCCACCGTTATCTATGCTTTCGCAGCCAACGATAACTACCCTAGATACGTGCCGCCGCTCAGTGTCACCTTCTATTCGGGCGACCGTAATCACGCATATCTTTATCAGACCTGTGGTGGGGAGACCGCTACGCTTTGCGGAATGCACTACCCTAACAACCAGCCTGGCTATCGACGCACTCCACGTGAAGTCAATTGCTTCAACTGCCTTGAAGCTGCTGACTCACGGAAGGATGCCCGCTCACATCTTGGTGAGGATTATCATGATCACCTTTGTGAACTCAACTATCCGTTAGCGGCTGACTAAACCAGGATAATTCAATGAGAAGATTGCTGAAGTTCATAAGAGACGTCTGGAATGACATCGAAAATGATGAGATCTATCCAGAAATAGGAAATGACGAGTACGATCCATGACCAAACTCATAATCTGCCTCATCCCGTTAAGCCCATTCGCGTGGGTACTCCTGCATCAAATCTTTTGAAAACAGGGCTTGCAATTCCCCGCAAAATGCTTATATTTACAGAGTCAGAAATGGAGACGAAAATGTTTGCAAATGCCAAAAAAGTAGCCGTTTTGCCGGTGGCCGTTAAGGGCAAGGCGCCGCCAAAGTCCACGACCACGATCGAGGGTCTGGCCGAGGTGGCAGCTCTTGACGCCTGCATGAAGGCGATCAAGGGCCTGCTCGACCTGAAAAAGGAGGCGCTGAAGTCGAGCGCGATCGAGCAGCTCATCGAGACCGGAATCGAGCGTCACAGCAAGCCGGACCACCTCTCCCTGGTTGAGGGCGAGGCCACTGGCCGTGTTGCCATCACCAAGCGCAGCACCGCAAGCCCGCTCAGCACCGACGAGGTTGAGCTTCTCGCCGAAATGGTCGGTGATGTGGTTCACGACACCGATGGCAACATCACGGCGGTCCCGGGCTTTGCGGAGATTCTGGAATCGATCCCGGCCAGCTTGCAGATCAATCCGATCTACGCCAGCAACGAGGACCTGCTCAAGAAGATCGACAAAGCTTTGAGCGGAGTCAAAGGGATCCCGGAGGATTTCGTGATCTCGGTTCCTGCCAGCAGCAAAATGGTGGTCAGTGACAGCGCGACCGATGCGGTGTTCCGCCTCCCGGTCGAGCAGGTCGAAACGGTGTTCGGTCTCATCGCCCGAGTCAGCCTCACCCCCGCGTTCAAGGACATCGGGAAGGCTTGGGAAATCGTCAAGCCGCTGCTGACCCCAGGTGACGCCAAGGCACAGGTCAAGAAGATGCTCACCGGTTCCCTCAAGGCCATCTAGTCAAAGTTAGAAAGGAAACTACGATGAAAAAGTTACAACTATTAGCCGGGATCGCCATTATGTCGGCTTTTGCCCTACCTGCTTACGCCACCGAGCAAGGGGGCTGTGATGGTTGGCCAGCCGACTTCATTGCAAAGTGCAGATCAATACTACAACCCAACGTCCAGAAAGTGGATCCAGTACCCCAATCCGAGTATTCGATGCCAGACCCCGACCAGGTTGTTTGTAATCTCGCTAACAAATATGCCGGGGACGGAAACGCTATTCAAATGGGAAATTATTTATACCCAACTAATCGAATCCAGATGCGCTGCAACGAATTGTCCGGCAACGATCCCTATCCCGTTCGGGACAGCATGAATAGACTAACTCAAGGGCGTCCTTTTCAATGCTTGATGGGATTAATCCTTCCTAACGGCCGGCTGACAGACCCCGATCCGATTGCAACATGCAAGGTTCCTCCCGACCAAATTCTCGGTGCAATGTGGTTTATCGCCGTAAAGTGGAGTTACGCCAGTGATTCCTGGGTGAAGAATAACTGCTCGCTTCGGGTGCCTCATGGCATTCGTTGCGAATACAGACTGAATAAGGGTGATAATCCCTATTGGGCGGAATTCTTCTAAATCCTAAGCTAGGAAATATTGTCATGCACTACCCAATGTACCGCTACCTTTATCCGCCCCGGCCAACTACGGCCGGGGCACCCTCAACTCTACACAACTACGAGGCAAGCGGGTGGTTGGGCCAAGCAAAGATGAATGGAACGTGTACGACCCTGTACGTTCGCCCCGATCAGTCAAACTTCGCCATGGGCCGCGCAGGTCCTGCCAACAAGCTCATCTGGCAACCCGGTGACCGGTGGAATGCTTTTCAGAAGCGCCTATTTCCAGGCACAGGGTGGTATGTGTTCGTTGGCGAACTACTGCACTCCAAGGGTGTCGGCGTTCGGGACACGATCTACCTCCACGATTTGCTGGTTGAAAACGGCAATTATCTGGTCGGCGTCACCTATCGAGATCGGATGAGATTGCTAAAATGGCTTTGTGACGGACATGACCATAGCCAGCGGGAGATCCATCATACACACACCGTCATCTGCCCTGGAGTTTGGCTAGCCCACAGCCACCTGCATTCGTTCACCGAATGGTTTGACTCCATCCGAAACATGCCAGGCAAGCCCCCGGTCGAAGGGTTGGTTTTCAAGGACCCAGATTCGAAGCTCATGCCGTGCGGCAGCGCGACATCGAATGTCAAGGGTCAGCACAAGTGCCGGGTGGCGACAAACCACCTGAGCTTCTAGAAACGGCCTCAAGGCACCTCTAGTGCGGTGTTCGATTTCCGCTACTATGCGCCACGGACACCCACTTTCGGCTGCATACGAGCTGTATGAGAGATCGATTTCTACGATGTAACACCTTGATTTAGCTTGCGTAAAAGAAATTAGCTATTTCAGCTTGAGGTATTGCATTCCACCGCAAAATGCTTATATGTAAGCGGTCAGACAGGAGTGCACAAAATGACCGAAATCGATTTCCTCGCCTTTATCGACGCAAATGTTGACGCAATCGATCTTGACATTGACGACGAATTTTGCGCTGTGTTTGCTGCGGACGTGAAACGGACGGCCGTATCCGAAGCCACAAAAAACGGTCAAACCGATTGGGAATTCGCCATTGAGCGCGCCGAATATTATATCGAAGAGCCCTTGGACCTAGCGCTTGCGCTGCGCTTTGAGGACCCGATTTATCATCCTACGCTCCATTAGCCAATTAGCTAATTAGCTAAGGGGGTAGCAAAAGCGCTACCCCCGTCCGCCTGAGCAGGCACCGGTAAGTCCATACGAAGCCGATGAGAATCTTTTTCAATTATTTTCGCACGGGCTATTGCAATTCAGCGCAAAGCGCTTATATTTAGAGAGTCAGAAATGGAGATCAAAATGTTTTCGAATGCAGCCGATGTCAAAGCCTACACCCTCGCCGGTAATGCCACCCTGACCCTCACCAGTGAGAAGACGGGCGCGCGGTACACGTTCAAGGTCAGCCAGGCCAAGGACGACGACGGGGCCCCGAAGGAGATGTGGTTCGTGGGCCTGCTCGTCGGCCCGGACAACTACTCCGACTACCGGTACATGGGTGTCCTGGCGGGTTGCCAGAAGATGTTCAAGCTCACGGGCAAGTCGAAGTACACTCCGGACAGCATCCCGGTCAAGGCGTTCGAGTTCTTCTGGAACCGGATCGTCGAGGAGCGGATGCCTCCCCAAATGGAGATCCGACACTCCGGAAATTGCGGTCGATGCGGCAGGAAGCTCACCGTTCCTGAGAGTGTGGATTCAGGCCTCGGGCCTGAATGTCGGGCAATTATGGGGTTGTAATGCCACGGGATTATAGTAAAAGACGATCCTTCAAAGGAGATCAAAACCCGAACTGGAAGGGTGGAATTTCCACCCTTCCGGGGGCATGTGCAAATTGTGGGAAGGCTATCGATAGCCCGATTGATCAAGCGAAACAGGAAGCTCTAATTTGAGCTTGCAAATCGCTGCAAAAGCGCTATTATAGCTTGTCAGTAAGGAGATTTCGAATGCTTACCCGGATGATGAACCTCAGCACCAGCGATTTCAGCTATCGTGGCGGGTCTTTCTCACAGGAGATTTCCACTCTGCAGTTGCGCCACCCACTGAGCCCGGTGATCGCCTTAAAGTCCGACAAGACCGGTACGGTGGTGCGGTACAGGCTGCACCACGAGGACACCGACCGGGATGGCGATGTTCTGGCCTGGTATTACATGCCGGAGCCGGTGGACGTTAAAGCCCATCCGGAAGCTCGGCGGACCGACATTGTGATCTTTAACGACTAGGTGCCACATGAAACGCAACCCCATTGCCCGCGTCGTGCGGGCTATCCGGCCTAAGGTTAGGCCAAGCGGTAAGCGCTATCAGCGCCGTCCGCGTAATCGTAAGAGAGGATCGTAGTTATGCCTAGACCACGCCTAAAGTACGCCAAGGAGGCACGCCAGCTCTATTACGTATCACGTACTGTCCTGCATATGAGTCGCCGTACGAGAGCCGAGGACTATCACTACATCGATGCCGAAGCTGTCACCGGTATCTGGCGCCGTAGTCAAGGCAGACCGTTAGCTATTGTCGGTTGGGTATGCGAAGACTTGGGCAAGCCCAAGCTCAACGCGCTAATAACCGCTAAGGCTCGTAACATGCCGGGACCGGGCTTCTTCTGTGCACCGGATTGGTTTCGTGAACCGATAACTAACGCTGAATACCCGGCTTATATCGAACGCGTGTTGGCAGAGCAGGACTACCCGGACTTGCCGCTAAGTGTCTTCGTTGCTGCCGATGAAGCGCAACAGCAACACTTCGCCGAGTACCATGCCGAGATGGTTGGGACGGAAAATGACGATGAGTAAATCACACACGATCTCGACATTCAAAGCCGAAAAGGCCATGTCACTTGACGTCTTACTTGAGCTTGCTGAAAAGCAGGCTCACCATATGCTATTGGTGGAGCGTATAAAACAGCTCGTACCTGTATTTGTTCTCGTTTCCCCACGGGATGAACTGTCCATCATCAGTTGCCCGTGGGAGAATGACACGGAAAAACAGATCATGCTTGCAGCCCTCAGAGAGGCAGCCAAGGGGATGCACGCCGTTATGCTCTCCAACCTATCCGAAGCCTGGGTGTCCCCATCTTACGGACCCGGCGTTGATCTAACAAAGACAACACGCCCAAGCTTACATCCCGAGAGACGGGAAGTGGTTATTGCACTGGCAACCGATGGGACCAACACCAAGTCTCGAATCTTCGAGATTAAGCGGGACTGGAAGGGTAAGATCAGTCAGCTGATACCCGAAACAACCTCGGATGACATGGCCTTTGCTGGTCAGCTTATCGATAACATCTTACCCATTGGAGGAAACGCCTGATGGCTATCTCCAAAGACGTAAGAGAAAACCAAAAAAAGGTGACAAAATTCGTTACAGACTTTAACCTTGCCGGGGGATCCGAAGAAGGTGCAGCATTACTAATGATAACTGCCGGCACAATGCTTGGATTGAGCAGGAAATTCACCAAACAAGAAATAGAATTCTTTGAATTCACAATGTGGAAAATCTTCGCCGACGAGTTCAAACAAGCACGTTATGTCAGAGACGAAATCATCAAGAGAAGGATAAACTAAAATGGGTATCTTTGGTTGGTCCTACCCACCCGGTGCAGCAAACGACCCTAATGCACCGTATAACCAGACGGATGACGGTCCCTGCAACGTTTGTGGTCAGCGTCTTGATGAGTGCATTTGTCCTGAATGTCCACTATGTGGTGACGTCGGTGATCCGAGCTGCTACATCGACTACGATGAGGATCTGACCTGGACTCGAACCGACA